CTAAAGTAGTCAATAAAAATATGACAGACTTCTACAAAGAGTTGTCACAACGTAGTGATTATTATTTCTCAAACCAGACTAACTGGAGAAGTAATCTTGGTGCTGAAGAAGTTAAAAAACTTTTCAATCGTGGCCATGTTATGAGTGAGTTTAAAAAGAAGAATGATCGTTTTATCTCATTGATGGCTAAAGATTTTGAAATGAAAAAGGCTGCTACAAAATATGCCAAGGCTAGATTATATACTTCTGGTGATATTGATATTAACAAAATTTACAAGTATAAGTTTGATGATCAAATTTTCCGTAAGTTGACAAAATTACCTAAAGGTAAAAATCATGGTATGATTCTTGTATTAGATTTATCGGGTTCTATGGATCGTAACATGGCTGGTTCAATTGAGCAGATTCTTATTCTTACAGCTTTTTGTAAGAAAGTTCAAATACCATTTAGAGTTTTTGGTTTCACTTCTACACCGCTTAATAGACATGAGCAGAGGGATATAACTGCTACATGGCATATGGCTGAGAACGTTCTTGATCTTCAAGATGAGTGGTCGCTAAGAGAATTTATTAATTCAGATATGGGTGCAGCTGCCTATAAAGAAGCTTTTGAAAATTTACTGATGGGTAAATCTTCTTGGAGTTATAACAAATTGAGTGTTAATTATCAGAATATTCCACAAGCATTACATTTAAGTAGCACACCATTGAATGAATCTATCGTTGCTTTAGGTTCAATTGTGCCAGAGTTTAGACAGAAACATAATTTAGATATTGTGAATACTATTTTTGTACATGATGGTGATGCTAATCATAATGGTGGTTATTATACATGGGGTCAGAAAACCATTGGTTCAGATAGAACCACAGAAGAAAAAGCAAATGATTGGCAATTTAATTACTTTGATCGAAGTGAAAATGTAATTTTACAAGATACTAAGATTCGCTGGGCATCAACAGCTGTTTATCATGATAGAAATAATTGTATAACTAACGATTTATTAGAATGGTTTAAAGCTAAAACTGGTTCTCAAGTTTTTGGTTTCTTTGTTTCAACTAAAATGAGTGATGCAATTAATTATAGATATGTACCGAAAAATGCTCTCAAAGATCGTAGGTTTTATGTTAATTGGGAAATAAAAGATGAGGCTAAAAAACTTGCGAGAAAGCAAAAGTTTTTAGAATCATATAATAGAGGCTTTGATCAGTTTTACATTTTGAATGATAGTAATAAGCTTACTACTGATGATGAAGAGTTTGAGTTTGAGGTTGCTAATAAAAATAAGATTAGTACCAGAAGCCTTGCGAGTCAATTCACTAAAATGAATAAATCTAGAGAGGTCAATCGCATACTGGCAACGAAATTTGTAGAAAAAATTGCGGTAAAGTTGTAAAAATGCAACATTATCGCTTGACAATTGGGGTTGGTGCTGATAGGATGGTACCATAGATTAACAAAACTTGGGAGTTTTATATTATGAAAGCAGTTAGAGAAACATTTATTGAAGCAGTTACGAAGTTGGGTAAAGAAACAATTACTACAGCTGATATTAAAAACATTATGGCTGATACAGGCATTGCTCACCCATACTGGTTTACGAATCAAAAAGACCTTAGAATTGGTCGTGGCGTTTATGACGCTTCAGAGTATGTTGCAAAGGTAGTTAAACTGCCTAAGGCAAAAGCAACAATTACAAAAACACCAACAGCAGAGGCGAATGTAATTAACTCTGTTGTTACTTCTTTAGAAGTAGAAAGTTTGATACCTGAAAGGTATGCAAACTATGTTCCTTTCGGCATTTACAAAGATGTTGAAAGTATTATTAAATCCAAAAAGTTTTTTCCATGTTTTATCACAGGTCAATCTGGTAATGGTAAAACAATGTCAGTTGAACAAGCTTGTGCAAGAAACAAACGCAAGTATGTTTGCGTGTCAATGACACCTGAAACTGATGAAGGTGATTTACTTGGTAATTATGTACTGATAAATGGTCAGATGGAATGGCGAGATGGTCCAGTCACGGTGGCAGCGAAGCAAGGTGCTGTGTTGTGTATAGATGAAATTGATTATGGTGCGAATAATCTTGCTTCGTTGCAACGTGTTTTAGAGGGCAAGCCATTTCTACTCAAAAAGAAAGGTGAGATCGTAGAACCTGCTGAGGGCTTTACAATCTTTGCTACTGCTAATACAAAAGGCAAGGGCTCAGATGATGGTCGTTATATGTACACAAATGTACTAAACGAAGCTTTCTTAGAAAGATTTCCTACGACTGAAGAGCAAGATTGGCCTTCAAGAAAGATTGAGATTAACATTCTCAAAAAAGAATTAGGTGGTCAAGATGATGACTTTGCTGAGAAGCTTGTCATTTGGGCTGAAGTTATCCGTAAAACATTTGAACAAGGTGGTTGTGATGAAGTCATATCGACTAGACGATTGGTTCACATATCCAGAACTTTTGGTATATTCTCCGATAAGTTAAAGAGTATTGCTAAGTGTATTGCTCGTTTTGATGAGGACACCAAGGCTACTTTCTTAGACTTGTATACCAAAGTTGATTCTGGTGCTGATGCTGACTCACTACTCACAGGCGATGAAACTCCCGAAACTCCCCAGCCTGAAGAGTTAGCTAATGTTTCATCATAACCACCGCCCTAAAAAGGGAAGAGCAACCCCTTTAAGTGTTGCTCATTTTTTTCATGGAGTTGTTTATGTCAATTGAGAGCAAAATTGTAAAGTATCTTTCAAAGTCTGATGGATACAATACGCTCACCGCTAATCAAATGCGTTCTAAATTTGGTGTGAAGAATCCATCTGCTATGGTGGATACGCTAAGAAAAAAAGGGTATGCAATATACCTTAATTCTAAAAAAGCGGCGAACGGTACCAAGGTTAGTTTTTATCGCCTAGGTAAACCAACCAGAGCAATGGTAGCTGCTGGTATCTTAGCACTAAGGCAACATGGTGTTAATGCTTTTGCCTAAAATAGTTGTCTAATTTTAAATTAGGGCTAATAAATATATTATTATTAGTCCTAATTTTTTTTATGGAAACATTATGGAAATACAAGTTAAAGTAGATGATTTGAAAAAACACAAACTATTCATTGCAACACCAATGTATGGTGGTATGGCACATGGTCTTTATATTAAATCATGTTTAGACCTTCAAGCACAAATGAACAAATATGGTGTAGAGACCAAGTTCTCTTTTCTTTTCAATGAATCATTAATTACAAGAGCGAGAAATTATTTAGTTGATGAATTTTTAAGATCCGGATTTACGCATCTACTATTCATTGACTCTGACATACACTATAATCCACAAGATGTATTGGCCTTGTTGGCAATGAATAAAGAAGTATCTGGTGGGCCTTATCCAAAAAAATCTATCAATTGGGGTAACATAGCTCATGCAGCTAGACAACATAAAGATATGGATCCAGGTGAGCTTGAGGCTTTAGTTGGGGAATATGTATTCAATGTAGTGAAAGGAACAGATCAATTCCAAGTTACTGATCCATTAGAAGTGATGGAGATTGGTACTGGTTTTATGTTAGTTCAACGTCAAGTATTTGACCAAATGAAAGATGCGTACCCACAAATACATTACAAACCAGATCATGTTGGACAAAAACATTTTGATGGTTCAAGATACATTCATGCTTACTTTGATACTGTGATTGATAGTAAAGGTAGTATTACTGATGGTGGTTCAGACAGGTATCTAAGTGAAGATTATATGTTTTGTCAAATGTGGCGTAAGATAGGTGGTAAAATATTCTTATGTCCTTGGATGAAAACGCAACACATTGGTACTTACGCTTTCTCTGGTAATATGCCAGCTGTTGCACAATTTACCGGTAGATTATGACAATAAAATACAAATATAATGAAGATATTTCAATTCATGAATTAAAAGAATACATAGATAAAACTTATGGTGAACACTATTCAAAAGATAAGTTTCAGGCGACTGAATTTATTATTGATAGTGGCCATGGTGAAGGATTCTGTATTGGTAATATTATGAAATATGCACAAAGGTACGGCAAAAAAGATGGCTATTGCCGAAAAGACCTTTTAAAAGTGTTACACTATGGAATAATAGCATTACATAATCATGATATAAAACGAGGTGATAATAATGAAGTTAAGTGATAAAACTTTAAATGTTTTAAAGAATTATGCAAACATCAATCAAGGTATATTTTTTAAGAAAGGTAAAGTTCTTAAAACTGTATCTTCTCATAAGAATATTTTAGCAGAGGCTACAATTGGTGAAGATGTACCAACAGATTTTGGTGTTTATGATCTAAACAATTTTCTTTCAGTTGTTTCGTTACATAAAGATGATCCATCATTTGAGTTTGACGATAAACACGTTATGATTGTTGGCATGAAAGGTCGATCAAAGATTAAGTATCGTTTTTGTGAACCAACAATGATTGTTTTACCACCAGAGAAAGACTTTGTAATGCCGGCAGCTGAGATAAACTGTTTAATTACAAGTGAAGATTTCGATTGGATTTTAAAGGCGAGTTCTGTTTTAAGTTCTCCACATATTGCAATTCAATCTGATGGTATTACAGTTGATGTTGTTGCTTTTAATGGCCAAGATGATAGTTCACATACTGATTCATTACAGATTGATAAAGGTAATGGCAATCAGTATAAAATGATTTTTAAAACTGAAAACATTAGTAAAATTATGGGTGGTAATTATGAAGTGAGTATATCATCTAAGGGTGTTTCTCATTTCAAAAACAAAGATGTACCATTACAGTATTGGATATCCACCGAAACGGGTAGTAAATTTAAGGAAAAAGATAATGGCTAATTTTGTCAAATTTAAAAATTCATTCAAAGGTAATGTTAGTGATGAAATATGGATTAATGTAGATAGAGTATATACTTTTTTTGCTACATTGAAAACTGATGCAAACAATGAAATGACAACAGTTACAACACTATACGCAGGTCAGGAGGGTTCTTGGGAAGTAGACGATTCTATTGAAGATGTTTATAAAAAAATAGAAAAAGTTACAAGTTCTAGAAAATCTATATGATGATTTATTATGTGAGGAGTTCCAATGGAACATTTATTATGGACAGAGAAGTATCGGCCAAAGGCCATAAAGGATTGCATATTACCTGATAGACTTAAAAAACCTTTTCAAGAATATGTAAATCAATCTAACATACCAAACTTATTACTAAGCGGCGGTGCAGGTGTTGGTAAAACCACAGTTGCAAAAGCCATGTGTGATGAGATTGGTTGTGATTCACTTGTCATTAATGGTTCTGATGAATCAGGCATTGACACCTTCCGTGTTAAGATAAAAAACTATGCTTCATCAATGAGTCTAGCTGGTGGTCGTAAGGTCATCATTATAGACGAAGCTGACTATCTTAATCCAAACTCAACTCAACCTGCTTTGCGTAATGCGATAGAAGAATTTGCGAGTAATTGTTCTTTTATATTTACTTGTAATTATAAGAATCGTATTATCGACCCTTTACATTCAAGGTGTGCCGTTGTAGATTTTACACTACGCAACGGTGAGAAAGCCAAAATGGCATCACAGTTTATGAAAAGAATTACCAATATACTTGGTGATGAAAAGATTGAATATGATGATAAGGTGATCGTAGAACTTATTAAGAAACATTTTCCAGATTTTCGTAGAGTGATTAATGAGTTACAAAGATATTCAAACTTTGGTAAGATTGATATTGGTATTTTGGCTCAAATTGGTGATGTACCGATAGAAAAAGTTGTGACACTCATCCATGAAAAGAACTTTAAAGAGATTAGAAAATGGATCGCTACCAATGATGTTGATTCAAATACTTTGTTTCGTAAACTATATGATGTTCTATATGAAAAGTTGAAATCACATTCAATACCTAAAGCGGTTTTGATACTTGCAGATTACCAATATAAAGCTGCTTTTGTATCTGATCAAGAAATTAATACAGTTGCTTGTTTGACTGAATTAATGATGGAGTGTGACTTTGCATGATAATCAAAATAAGATTATATCTTGGATTAGGCGAGATTATAAAGTAAATAGATTTCGTTTTATTGTAGAGTTTTCGGCATGGTTGATGAGCATTGGCTGTACAATTCTGATGGCAGCCACAGTACCGAATCCACCTTTCTTATTTCTTTACCCAGTTTTTATATTACAATGTAGTATGTTAGCTTGGGCTGCACATTCAAGAAATAGTACGGGTATGTTTGCTAACTATATGTTGATTGCGATTATAGATGTGGTCGCTTTAGTGAGATTATTAACGATATGAAAAGTCATTATTTCCCTCTTGAATCTTTAATTGGTGGTTGGTATATATCAGAAAGTGTGTGTGATGATCTAATTAATTATTTCAAAAATAATACACAAGATCATGAATCTACTTTAAGATACAATGACTATGATTCGGGTGGTAAACAACTTTTAGCTAAACCAGTAGTAAGAACAAAAAGAACAGATATTGTAATACAACCTAATAACTTTGAACCAGATATAGATAATTATAGAGTGTGGTTACAAAAGTGCTTGTTAAAATACATTGAAAAATACCCAATGGTGGATAATGTAAAAGAATTTAACATATTTGAACCTTACATATTGCAATATTATAAACCTGGTGAAGGATATTTTTTAGATCATTTTGAGAATGATCATAGAGAAAAAAATGCTGATAGGATTTTGGTTTTTATGACATACTTAAATAATGTTTCTGATGGCGGCACAAATTTTAAGTATCAAAGATTTACAACACCTGCGATTAAAGGTTTAACTTTAATATGGCCTGCTTACTTTACTCATGTACATTCAGGCCAAATAACAAAAAAACATGAAAAATATATAATAACTGGATGGTACTCAAATGACTAAAACAAGCCCATTTGAATTTGTAAAACAAATACTACAAGGTAAGAAACAACTTATCGTTGATGATATAACAGAGAAAGAATATAAACCTTTCTTAACTAATCGTTCATTAAGTTACCATAAAGATTGTGTTATCTTTGCAAATGAGATGAATCAAAGGCATTTTTTAGATAATAAGATGCAGAATGACTTTTTACTAAATACTGTGAGATCCATGAGAAGGCCTTTTTCAAAATGGTTAAAGCCAGGAAAAAGTGAAAATTTGGAATGTATAAAGAGATATTATAATTTTTCAGATTCAAAAGCTTTAGAAGCATCCCAAATACTCTCCAAAGAACAAATACAAGAATTGAAAGAGCTTACCGATACAGGTGGTAGAAAGAAATAAAAATGGCAGATATAAACAACTTTATAGAGGTTACATTAGGAGAACAAGACGATTTTTTAAAAGTTCGTGAAACGCTTACACGAATAGGGGTTTCATCAAGAAAAGAAAAAGTGCTTTATCAATCTTGTCATATATTACATAAACAAGGTAGATATTATATCGTACACTTTAAAGAATTATTTGCATTAGATGGCAAACCATCTAATCTATCCGAAAATGATATACAAAGAAGAAATGCAATTGCAAAGCTGTTAGAAGAATGGGGATTACTTAAAATTATAAATCCAGATAGAATTGGTAATAATGTTGCCCCACTACACCAGATAAAGATCATATCCTTCAAGGAGAAGGATGAATGGAATTTAGTTGCTAAGTATAACATTGGTAAAAAACCAGATGAAACTTAGTGACTAAATAGTAGTGTGACGCCGAAAGGGTCACAATTATTTAACTTGCTTATTTAAAGGAGAATTAAAATGGTAGATTTCACTCTCGGACCGCTTGTACACTCAACTTTAGGTTTTGAAAGAGTATTTAATGATGTCGAAAGAATTTTGAATAACAGACCTGCATCATCTTTCCCACCACACAATATATTAAAGGTTAATGATAACAAATATGTTGTCGAATTAGCTGTTGCTGGTTACCAAAAAGATGAGATTGATATTACAGTAGAGGATAACTCTTTGGTTATCAAGGGCGAGAAACCTGAAAAAGAAATTGAAGGTGTATCTTACTTACATAAAGGTATAGGCACACGTTCATTTACAAAAACCCTATCTGTAGCTGATACTTTAGAAGTAAAAGGTGCTGAATTTAAAGATGGTATTTTAAGAGTTGGTTTGGAAAATGTTGTACCAGACCATAAAAAACCAAGAAAGGTTGAAATTAAAAACAACCTCAACTTACTTAAACGGGAACTTTTACAAGAAGATAAAGAAGCAGCTTAGTTATGGTGAGGCTCATGCCTCACCTTTTATTGGAGATATATGATGAAATCGGTGACACCAAATCAAAATTATAAAATGAGTAAACAAATGAAAGTTTTACTATCTAATTGCCCTAGTGAAAAAAGATACATTTACAAAAAGATGGTGATTGAGGCAGAAAATACAAAAGTTGATTTCTCTAGAAAGAAGAAAAAAGAGAAGGAGACTAAAAGTGAGTAACATTTTTATTGGTACTAATTTTCACAAAGATTTTCCCTTTTGCTTTGATCAAGATTGGTTGATACCTTGTTACGCAGGTGGCACAGGACCAGATGAGTATCACCCACCAAATGATAAAGGTAAGTTTATCAATGTTACAGTAAAGAATAGAAGATATAATAATACAATCTTTGATTTTCGCCATTGGTATTCTGGTATTCCTGAAGATAAATTCTTAAAAGCTATGGGCACTCAAGCTACAGATTACTATACAATCAATAGCGCTCAAGATGCCGACTATCTAGGGTCAGCTTGTTACAGAAGATTCTTATGGTTGGACTCAAATCGTACAATGCCAAAACTTACCATGACTGCTTCAGAGGAAAGTTATCAACATTTAACAAGTGATCAAATGAAAGATAATGCTTTAAAATACCTTAAAGAATCTGACATAGTAATTAATCGTGAAGTAGACATACGACAGACACCCTATCTGCCCCTCTCGGAATATGGCTCTCCTGAATCACAATATCTTGTTTCTCAATTAAAAGAATATTGGTTCTTATTTAAAGAAGGTATATTAAAAGCAAATCCAAGTTATGCTTCTTCAATGAAATGGTTTACAGAAAGTAAAGTCTGTAATTTTGAAGGAGTTTATGTAACAAAAAAACATTTAATGCGACAATTAGTAACAGAATATTTTTTAGCTATGGAACACGTTTGGGATAATACAAAAGAAGTTTATCCTGATAAAGAAAAAAATTCTTATGATTGCACAGAACTTTTCCCTTGGAGATATCCTGGTTTCTTAATGGAGAGATTCGTGCCATTTTTTATTCACGCAAATAAACTTAAAAAAACTGAAGTACCACTTGTGGTGTTAGGGTAATCATGTTAGATTTTTCAGACGAAGAAAAACTTTTAGATTCAAGATCAGAACTTTTAAATTCTATATCACCGAATTTAGAGGGTGATCGCCTAATCAAAAAGAAAAAAATAAGAGAAGATTTATTTTACAATTTAAGAGCTGCTTGCCATAATTATATTATTGCAAACATGGTAGAGCATGATCTTGATACTGATATAAACAACTGTGTTTATCCAGATTTAAAACATTCTTTTGAGATTTTTCTTTTACAGCACGCTGCAAAAATTAAAGATATGTCAAGTGTAACACCAAATGGTGTTATTCGACCAAAGAAAGAAACCTTATCTGAATTTAATTCTATTCAAAATGCTGTTGGTATGATTTTAGCAGATGCGAATATCAAAGCTAAAAAATGCAGAGTGCCTTTATCAATTAGAATTGTTACATCAGATGATGATTCATCTATACTTGAAAGACCAAGATCAAACCATAAATTACATAGTGATTTCTGGACTGGTGCTGTTTGTGATTTTGCAATACTCATGCCAGTTTTTGGCTCTCTTGAAACAATAGATGTTGCTTTTGGTGAAGCAATAGGATTTGATGAATCATTTTTACAAGAAGTCACAAACTATTCTGATGGCCGTAAACTTTATAAAAGATTTTCAGAATATAAAACCAGAATGGAACTTGGTAGTATGTTCTTTCAAGATATATTCTGTTTACACGGCACTAGAAGAAGTGGTAAAGGTGCTAGAGTTTCTATTGACTTTACTTTACAATCAGATCA